GGGCTTAAATGGACGAAGACGTTAAATTTATCGACCCGCCGCTGACCTGTCAGCAGTGCTTCAACTGTGTGCACTTGCAGGACTACAACAAGATGACCTGCAAGGCCTTCCCGAAGGGCATTCCCGAGGACATACTCTCCCGTCGGCACAATCACCGCGAGCCCTACGAGGGCGATCACGGTATCCTCTTTGAAGAGGAGCCCGATGACGATGAGTAGTTATCTCGAAGTCCTACGGCGGGCAAAACGAATGGAGAACGACGCGATCGCGATAGGCTTACAACTTATCGCGCTCGCTCCGATCAGGGACCGCGACAAGCTCATCGAGATCACGAACGATGAGAACGACCACGATAAAATCTACACTGAGATTTTAGAACGGTACGAAAAGGCAGAGGGGCGATGACGAATGGCAACCGCATATTACGGCTCTAAAATATCGCCGCACATGACTAAGACCCCTGAGGGGTTTTTAATTTGTCATGATGTCCCAATCAATCGCATCGGGGTGTACAAGTATCTCGGGTGCGAGATCGGGCCCTTTGCAGGTCCGAACGAGTCCGACAAAGAGTTTAGCGTACTGCGACGGCCCGACGAAGTATTCGCGGCCGACGCGATGGCCTCCTTCGAGATGAAGCCTGTCTGCGATGGGCACCCGCCTGAGGACGTCACCGCTGAGAACATCCACGTCTATGGCCGAGGGCACGTACACAACGTCCGCAAAGGCACAGGCAAGGACGAAGGGTACACGCTCGCCGACATTATGATCACGGACCCACAGCTCATCGAGGATGTCGAGAAGGGCAAACGCGAAGTAAGCTGTGGCTATAACTATACGATTTTCCAGAATCCCAACAAGACCCTAGAACAACGTGCAATCCGCGGGAACCACATCGCGATCGTCAAGGACGGGCGCGCAGGGAGCCGTGTTGCAATAAAAGACGCAAGACCCAATATCGAAAGGAGACCACAACCTATGGGCAAAAACACAATCTTTGGTAGGATGATTAAGTCTTTCGCCAAAGACGCAACGCCCGAGGAGCTCGTAACGGCGATCGAGGGCATTTATGCACCTAAAGAAGACGTCGAAGACGAAGCCCCTGTCGCACCGACTGTGGAGGCTCCCGCAAAGGCTCAGGCTCCCGCCCCGACCGCAGAACTGACCGAGCCCGCGCAGGATGAAGCCCCTTCCGTTGAAGAGCTTCTCGCCCAGTTAGTGACGATGCTCAAGCCCATCTGTGCAGAATTGGCACAGCCCGCCGCAGAGGCACCCGCAGAAGTTCCCGCCGAGGACGAAGACGACCTCAGTCAGCTCATCCCCGATGACGAGGAGGCAGAGGAAAAAGCAGAGGGTGAAGCTCCTGCCGTTCCCGTTGTCGCCGAAGACAATGACACAGGCATCGACGGCGACGGTAAGGAAACCTATGACCCCGTCGAGAATGACGATGACGTCAGCGTTCCTCCCGAGGACATCAAGCTGATGGGCTCCGACGCCGCCACTGCCGCGCGCATCGTTCGCGATACGCTCCGCAAAGCCTTCCCCGACAACGCTGAGTTTAAAGCGCGCGCCAAAGACGCCGCCGCGGACATTCGCAAAGCGTACGGCATCTCGACCGACAACAGCACCTACGGCAAGATCGTCGGCACTACGCGCAACGCCGCAAAGGCGACAGCCGCAGACGCCGCAAAGAAGCACGAGGACGCGTCCATCGCGGCTCAAAAGGCCTACGACGCTCGCAACCCTCACAATAAGAAAGCGGAGGTAAAATAATATGTCAGGTATCGTAATCGGCAAAAACCTGCTCAACGGCTTCGTCGGCTCGTACGCCGAGCAGGGTGATCATCTCGTTAAGACATTCCCGAAAACAGGCGACGCTCAGCTCGACTTCGGTCTGCCCGTCTTCGCACTTAACGATGCAAACGGCGCACAGGGCGTCGCAGTCGCAGGCGCAACAGGCCTGACCCCAACACTGGCCAACTTCAAGGGTGTCGCCATGGCTCACGTCCAGTCAGCCAACACATACCTCGCGCCGACCCTCGGTTCTTACCCGTTGGCCGCCGCTGTCCCTGTCATGGAGCGCGGTGCTGTCATGGTCCAGTGCAACAACGCCGCAGTCAACGCCCCGGCCAAGGACGGCGCAGTGTTCGTCCGTATTGCCGCCGCCGCCACAGGCAAGCCTATCGGTGGCTTTGAGGCCGCCGCGGACAGCACAAACACAGTAGCTCTAACCAACTGTACGTGGGGCACAACAGTTGACTCAAACGGTGTCGCGATGCTCGTCATCAAGAGCCGTAACAACTCGTAGGAGGTATCAGAATGTCACATAAAGACGTAGGCACTACCGTTCTCAATGCCCTTGATACAAAGGGCGGCAACTTCAGCATTGGCGGCAGACAGGATGCCGTCTCTCAGGGCTTGGCCAACATGGTCGCCCGTGACGGCGGCGCTACAGGCTCAACAATGAGAGCCTCAGACGCCTCCGCTCCTTCCTCCACTGGCGCATTCTTGACCTCCGAGCTTGAGAAGCGCGACCCGCTCGTCCGCGAGCCCCTCACCACGTTCACTTGGGAAGACAACATCCCGGTGAGAACTGGCGGCGGATGGGTTGAGTTCCTGTCCAACCTGAACATCAATTACGGCTCCGCAGGCTCCGATGACGACGCCAACGTCGCCGCCAATGGCGCGGATGTCATGCCCGTTATTCAGGCCAACTTCGGCAAAGACATCTATAAGACCCACATTTTCATTCAGCCCATCAGCATCAACGAGTTCGATATGCTCCGTCAGAACATCACTGGCCGTAGCCTTGACAAGCTCCTGAGTGACGGCGTCCGTCTCAATTACGAGAAGCACATGGACAAAAACGTGTTCCTCGGCCTCGCAAAGTACGGCACATACGGCCTCCTGAACAACCCGGCTGTCATCCATGGTCTCGTCGCACAGGGCGCGGCTTCAGGCACACCTCGTGACTGGGCTCACAAGACCGCCGACGAAATTCTGTACGACGTCAACACCGCCATTCAAACCGTGTGGGACGCAGGCGGAAATGACATGAGCGCTATCCCGAATCACATCCTCCTGCCGTTCGCTCAGTTCAACCTCCTGATCAGCACGAAAATCTCCGCACTCGGCTCGATCAGCGTCATGACCTTCCTCGAAGAGAACAACATCGCCAAACACTTCGGCACCGAGCTCAAGTTTGGCGTGTCCCTCTACGGCAAGGGCGCAGGCGCAGGCGTTACCGACCGTATGGCCGTGTATCGTCACGACGAGCGCTTCATGGCTGTTGAAGAGCTTCAGCCGCTCACCCGTATGCGCACCATGTACACACCGCGTAATCAGTCTTACGACACCAACTACGCGGCAAACATCTCCGAAGTTGAATTGTTCTACACGCAGACGATTCAATACTTCGACGGCATCTAAGAGAAGGAGAGACAAAAGATGGCAGACAGCACAAAGACGTTTATACGTACCAAAACCGCGTTCCGCTTCGGCGTGGGCGCGGACTCCATAGTCGTCCCTCATGAGTTCATTGGACCCGTGCCCGCATGGGTCCTCAAGGACGACAATTTCATGCTCGGCCTGAGGACAGGCGACATCTCCATGGTCGGAGAACCGCCTGTCACGGCAGTCGACAAAGAGGCCTTCGAAGCCGCGGTACAAAAAGCCGTCGACGAAAGAATGGCCGCCGCGAAAGCAGGCACAACGCTCACAGGTCTTGTCGACGCTAAGGGTCAGCCGCTCAAGGGCTTAGCCTTAGTCAACGCCGAGAAAAAGGCCGCCAAAGAGGCCGCAGAAGCACAGAAAATCGCGGAGGATATTGCCGCCGCAGAACAAAAGGCCATCGACGACCAAAAAGTCATCGACGACGCCGCAGAAGCACAAAAGTCCGCCGACCTACTCGGCGAATAATACACCAAAATGAAGGAGGACCCGCCCTATGGACAGTGTTTTTAATTACGGCACGGATTTGTCCGCGACTGAGAGCCTTCGAGCTCTGAAGCCAATTGCCGCTAATCTCTCCTATGGGGCGGGGCCTGCTTATTCTCTCGACGACTTCTATGCGGACTTTCCGCAGTTCGCCGCGATCGTGGGCCCTGCGCTCTCCGAGGGTCTCCTAACTAAGTTTATAACGATGGCTACGGCCAGTTTATCATATGACCGCTACGGTCCGCAGTGGAGCTACTGCGTGGGCCTGTACGCGGCGCACTTCGCTACCCTACACTTGGCCGCCACACAGGGCGCGGCGAACGTGGCGGGGTTCCTAGGGGCCTCTGTGCCCAAGCTAGTGGCGACGAGTATGTCGGCCCTCGGTGCGTCGGTCAGCTACGACAGCGCGCCGCTCTCAAACGACCTCAAAGGGTGGGCGGTGTGGAAGACCACAACCTACGGCGCGCAGTTTGCCACCTTCGCGAAAATCGCGGGGCTTGGCGGGATGTTAGTCACATGAGCATGGACGTCTCCTTTGAGCACACCAACGCGGGGGCCGCAAAGCAGGTCCTCTCTCGCCTGAAGGACCTCGCCTCGCATCAGATTGGCGTGGGCGTGCCACGGGCCTCAAACAGAGACGGCCGTGATACGACGATTGGTAATGCGGACCTTGTCTACATCCACACGCATGGCGTCAGGCAGGCGATCGTACGACACGCCATGGACGCCGACATGAAGAAGGGCAAGTCCTACTCGGCGGCCCTACAGATGTACATACAGTCTCACGGGAGCGTCGCCTTCCGCGTCCCGCCTAGGCCGCTCATCGAGCCCGCACTTCAAAAGCGCGAGGATGAGATCGCGGAGCTTCTCGTGAGAGCGAGCAAGGCGGCGGTCAAGGGCGAGGACTACATGGCGCGGCTCAAGGCCGTCGGCCTACAGGCGCAGAACATCGTCAAGGAATACTTCGAGGACCCGAGCAACGGATGGGCCCCTAACGCGCGGAGTACGATCGAGGGGTGGATGTCTCCGTGGGGTGTCTTCTACAAGGGCAAGGGCTCAGACAAGCCCCTGATCGACACAGGCGCTCTTAGACAGAGCATACATTTTACGATTGACGGGGTGATGCAAGCATGATCAATTTATCCGCTGTGGTGAACAACCCCGATCTCACCTACGACATCACGATACAGCGCGCGACAGGCGGCTACCTCGACAAGTCAGTTTACAAGACCGACCCGCCGACGCGCTTCATCGTCACGGGCGTATTTGACCCCGACTCCCTGAAAGAGATCACGCCGACGCCCGAGGGTAGCCGCGGGACGGGTAGCATCAGCTTTATGTGCAACGAGTCCGTCGAGCTCTACACCACGCACAACCTTGCGGACGGCAACGACATATCCGACCAGATCATACTCAACCCGGGCGCGTCCTACGAGGCCGCCTACCGCATCGTATCGGTCAACGCCGCCTATGGCATACGTGTCGTGCAGGCGCAGAGAGTCGGTGCTGTATGAGTACATACTCGACCCTCATGGACTTCCTCTTCACAGAGACGATCAAGATGCTCGCAGGAGCAACAAACGCGCCTGTGCTCGTCACGAAGACTTTCGGTGGCATCGCAAGGCAGGTGTGTGAAAATGTCCTGCCCTTCTATCAGCCTGCGGGCGCAGGCGGGCTCAAGAACGTACACGACGACGTCGTGTTCTTCAATGTCACGTACACGGATGACCCCTACAACAAGCAGGTCGAGTCGGTGTACGATGGGAACGTGGACAACGCCCTGACGACCGTGTCTATGCAGTTCACGCGCGCTCTTCGCGTCTCGTGGACCTG